AACACCGCCATTCGGATTCGCAATGATGTTGCCCCGCCACAGCACACGGTTGGCATTGCCTGTTATCCAGTGATAGTCGCCGTAATAGGTCGTAGCGGAGCCACCGCCCGAACCTGTAGCGATGACATCACCGAATCTGCCGTGATAGACGGCGGTCACCCAGATGCTATTGTAGCCAGAGACCTTGATGTACCTGTAGGTGTTCTCGTCAGAGAAGATGCGCAGCATATACTGGTGTGCGCTGTCGTTAGGCATGTCGCAATTGTCCACGCACTCCGACTTATGACCATAGATATCCTCATAACCGAGGCAGCAAGTGCAGCTGACCTGCTTGACCGTGGCGTTGCCGCTCTCCTCATCACCATCCACATACCAGGCGTACTGATGGACACCACCATCGATCATGCTGTTGGTGACGGATGCGTTGATGGCCTTGGCGGCGACATAGCCGACGGTGTCGGTCATGCCACGGCTCATGGTCTCTCCAGTGGTTCGCACATTGGAGTGCGAGCCTGCGCCGCACTGCTCCTGGCTGTTGAGACGGCCATACTTCATGTAGAAGAGATTGGCGATCTCGCTGTGCATGCCGAAGTCTATCTGCTGCATGCCCCTCAGTGCGGAATAATAGTGGAAGTCGCTCCACGGCATATTGGCTGTGGAGGAGCCTCCCGTGACGCAGGCACGGAGCTTGTCGCCCACGACCGTGCTCTTGACGGCGGCGCAGAGGTATTCGTCCACCTCGACCCAGTCAGGCTCCATGTCCTCTATCTTGTCGGAGTTGCTGAGCACCACCTTGTCGCCCGGTGTCTTCGACCACGTGGTGGCACAGAGACTGACGGCTCCATCCGGTATGTCGGTGATGATGTACTGCCCCTTCTCGAAGGTGAGGTTGATGGTCGGCACGAGCACGTTGCCGATGATGCTGCCGTCCTCGGCGAGGAAGATGGAGCAGAGCATGTTGGAGCCAGGGGCTGCAGGGAAGCGCACCCTCTTGTAGCCTGCCACGTCAAACTTGATGACCGCATAGTTGGCATCCGCCGCATAGGACTCGCTGAGGGTCGGCTTGTTGGCGATGAGCTTGAAGCCGTCACGCCAGCCGCCCTTGGTGAGCTTGATGTCGTCGATGGACATCTGCACGGTGTTCCTTGACACGCTCGGTGTCGTGGCATTGGTGCTGAAGCAGTAATAGTGCTTGCGGTTGAGATAGTCGTTGATGCCCTTGAAGAAATGGTGCGGCTCCAGCATCATGATGTCACCCTCGGTGCTGTCGAGCTTGGCGGCAGAGCAGTCACGCAACTGCTTGGCATCCGCATAGTAGTTGGAGTTCTCATCGTGGAGCGGATAGTATGTCATCTCACCGTCGGGCTTGTTCATCACGGTGTCTATGCCAGCCATCTTGACGTTGACCTGCGTGGCCTTCCTGGTGACCTTGGCGAGGACACGATGACGCTTGGCGAGATATGCCTTGATGTGACCCGATGGCTGGTATGCGTTGCCATACTTGTATCCGGTCTCGTTGTCGAGGTTGCTAACGTGTGCGTCGTCAGGCACGGAGTCATCGAACTCTATCACGGTGTATGGTGGCTGCATGATGTTGAGCTCAGGATAGTGCGCCTGGTATCTGGCGAACTCCTCGTCATCGATGTAGGACGTGAGCTGGTAGGAGCCCACGAGGCGGCAGGTGTCCACGTTGCCGCCGCCCTCATCGACACCGCCCATCTCCATGTACTGTCGGAGCAGCGAGCCATCGCCCTCCTCCTCGATGCCAGTGACACGGAGGTGCTTGACGTTCGGGCAGCGTGTCATCAGTTGCGTCCAGTCGATGCCAGGGCAACTGTCCACCACGAGGCGTGTGACGTTGTCCGTACCCTCCAGGGTGAGACCGCCCATCTGCAACCTTGGCAGGTATTCCAGGTCGAGCGTCTGCAACGAGGCAGGCAGCACCGCCTTGGAGAGCAACGCACCCTTGGCGAAGGTGACACCCGTCAATGCGGTGTCGGAAGATAGGAACGACTCCAGCTTGGTGTTCTTGGAGAGGTCCATGCTCGTGAGCTGCGGACTCTGGAGACCGCCCATGTTGATGGAGCGGAGGTTCTTGCACCCATCGACGATGAGGTTGTTGAGCGTGGTCTGTGTGCCAGCGCAGCTGATGTCGAGCGTGCGGAGTGCCGTGAGGTTGCCCAGATTGAGCGTCTGCAGGATGGTATGGCTGACATCCGTGAGGTCAAGCCCCATGATGCGTGAGGCACCATATATGTATTGTGGGTCGTTGACGATGAGGTCGGTGTCGAGGGTGAGCTGCACCTGCGCACCCTTGTCGGCAGCGAGCACCGCACTTTGGTGTGGCGTGCCGCTGGTGTAGCCGTAACCGAAGTAGTAACGCTCAGATGAGGTGATCTTGATCTTGCGGTTGTCAGAGCCGAACTTGTAGCCGAAGTAACATCCGAAGCTGTCCTTGCGGTATGTGCCACAGACATACTGGCTGTCGAGGAGCGCGAAGCGGTTCTGTATGGTGAAGCATCTGTGGGCGTATCGGCTGCCCTGCAGGGCATAGAGATAGTCGTAGGTCGTCGTGCCCTGCGATGTCTTGATGCCGTCCACGAGCGGCGTGACATACTTGAAGATGCCATCCTTGTTGTAGATGCGCTCACACCAGTTGCCCATCTGCTCCTCGTTGAACACCTGGAGGACGTATTCGAGCGACATGTTGCTGCGTATCTTGTCAGCCACCTCACGCAACTTGTCTGGGCAGGCACGCACCAGCTCCCAGAGGACGCTGTCGTGACCGGCGAAGGCGTAGCTGCCGATGGAGTCGTCAAAGGTCTCGTGCGTGATGGTGTAGTCATACTTCAGCACGGAGTCGTTGCGCACGCCGAAGAGGGTATCCATGTCGTAAGGGATGAACATCCAGTGAAGACCATCCCACGTAACGAGCATCATGTTCTTGGCACGGCTATCGACACCCATGAAGTAGTCCGTGACGAGGTACCATGCGAACGGTGCATCATTGAGGAAGTACTGGTCGTACTCCTGGAGGAACTTGGAAGGGTTGCCCTTGCAGGAGTATATCCACTGCCAGAGGCGCAGCACCGCCGCCTTGTCGTCGGCATCGGCGGTGTCCCAGGTCATGTCAGCCTTGTAGCGGAACTCCAGGGCATCGTCGAAGCGTGTGAGGTCGCCCGTGCCGAAGAGGCAGATAGGCTCGGAGTTGTTGAGGAACTCCAGGCAGACGCACTTGTTGCGCTCGCCGTTCAGCGTGGCCTCGTCATTGAAGCCCTCTATGCCCTCGAAGCCATAGACGATGGCAGAGCCGGACTTCTCGTTGTTGAAGTTGTACTTGCCGAGGTATGCGTTTGTGCCGTCACCATTCTGGTCATAGAAGCAGTCTATAGGGAAGCCATCGACACCTATGCGCACATCATACTCGCCCTTGTATGCCAGCTGTGGAGGTGTGAGCCAGTCACACTTCTTGAACACATCACCCACGATGCGCACCGCACCCGTATTGTGGGTGGAGGAAGAGTCGGAGAAGTCCGCCTTGAGGCAGAAGATGTCGATAGGTCTTGCACCCGGCTTGAAGGAGTAGAGGAAGCCATCCTGGAGCACTCCGTCCACGAAGAGCTGCGTGCCATACTTCTCGCTTCGGCTCATATATATGCGATAGTTCTTGCGCGGGTAGGTCGTGGAGGACGTACCCTGGATGCGGAGACCGCACTGCTTGATGACGAAGTCATACTTCTTGCCGTATGGTGAGTAGAAGTAGATGTCAACAGGTATCTCGAACTTCTTGTTGTTGGTCTGGTTGAGGAGGTCGATGTCTCCCACGATGCGCATCACGCCCTTGCCCTTGGCACGGAGCTTGTCGATGTCCACGTCCGTACCCTCGTCGTTCATCACGGCGTTGTTGGAGAAGAGCACCACCATCTCGTCAGATGTCTTGCGGTCAACGATGTAGTTGGCCAGCTCCTCGTCATCGCTGACGGCACGGTTATAGACACGTATGTTGCGAAGCTCCACGTCTGCGTCATCGGAGAGGACACGGATGTCCACTGGCTCCGACTGCACCATGGAGTCGGACTGCGCGTAGCGGACGGCACCGGACAGAATGCCGTTGACGTACAGCTCCAGCAGTCGGTTGCCAGCCTTGGCGGACACGACGAACGCTATCTTTAGGTTCATTCCCGAAGCGAACTTGGTGCTGACCTCCGTGCCCGATGCCGTGCGTATGCGCGCCTCCTGCGTGGTCATCTGAAATCCCACGCCATCCTGCAGACAGTCGAGGATGATGCCGTCACGATCCGTGACGTTGTCGCACATCAGCTCCATCTCGAAGGTAGCGCCCATGGCGGTCGCATCCGTGGCGAACGGCTTGAAGCCGATGTCTATGGACGCACCATTGGTGAGGCGCAGCGCATCGCCCGTCCATCCATTGGAGGACCAGTCGAAGCCTTTGAAGACGGTAGTCACATTGCCTTGCTCCCAGACAGCTGGGTTCGCCTCGCTGCAGGAACGGCCCGAGGCGGACAGTTTCAGGAGCAATCCCGCCGTGGTCTCGGCGATATCGACTCCGCTCTTCTCCACCTCCACGAAGAAGCGGTAGGTTGTCACCCCACACTGGAAGGTCATCTCCACCGTGCCCTCGTCGAGGAATCGGTTGGTGTATGTCTGCATGGTGCGTGGCACGCTCACCGTCTGTGTCTTGATGCCGTCACGGGAGACGGTCACCGTGGCAGGTGTCGTCATAGGGTCATAGACCACGAAGTCGAAGGATATCTGCTCATATTGGCCAGCCTTGACGGTTGGCGTGAGGTGGGTGTCGGTGAAGATGGTGCCGTCATCGGAAATGATCCTAGAGCCGATGTATGGCGCATCCGTGCCACCGCACAGGATATCGAGGTAGATGCTCTCGGAGCGGAGCGTGAGTGTCGGGCTCGCCTCCATCTCAGCCACCATCTGCAGCGTGTGCCTTCCCTCGTCGAGACCGGTCATCGAGAGGTTGAAGCTGCCGTTGGTGGTGCCAGAGCGTGTCACGGTCTGTGCGTTACGCTGCTTGCCGTCCACATAGAGGGTGACCACCTTGTTGCCCGATCCGCTGACGGCGAACGGTATGGATATGGTGTCGTTGGAGCCATAGCCGCCCTCGGCGATGCAGTCGGCGATATTGAAGGAAGACGACAGGGAGAGCGACACCGCCTTGACGGAGACGTATGCCTGCTTGGTCTGCCGCTTGCCCGTGGTCGGGTCTGTGGTGGAGGCTATGACGTAGATGTCGGTCGTGCCTATCTGCAGGTACTTGGTGAGGTCGAGCTGATAGGAGCCTGCGCTGACATCCTCGATGGTATCGCTGTAGATGGTGGTCGCGCCGAGCTTCATCTGTATCTGTATGGTCGCCTTCTGTCCGGTCGATTGCCCCTTCTCGTCACCACCGCTGTACTGGTGGTCGTAGGTGTAGGTGAGCATGGCGTTGCCGCCCTTCTTGATGATGGCGTTGTCAACGATGGCGGATATGAGCACCTTGGTGGTCGTGGTCTCGCCACCGCCGCCACCCGAACCCATCGGGAGGTCGAGGGCGGTGATTTCGCCACCGCTCTTGTTGCGGAGCGAGACGTGGACGGACGTGCCGTCATCGCTGACCTCCACGTCGCTTGATGCGAGGGTGCCGCCCTCTATCTCGTTGAACTTGGAGGCGATGGCCTTGTTCTGCACGGCGTTGGTGCTCTCCTGGTCGAGCGTCTCGTCCACCTCCACGGTAGGGATGGTGATGTCGATGTTGCCCGATGCGTCGGGTGTCTTGCGGTCGCCGTTGACGGTGACCTGCTTGACCGTGCCAGCACCGCCGAAGTCCTCCCACGATGCCGCAGACTCCCATGATGTGATGTCCGTGCCGACGAACTGCTTGGTGAGCCACTTGCCCACGGCGGTCTCAAACGTGATGCAGAGACCCTTGGAACGGTTCTTCTCCGGCACTGCGGCTATGGCGGTGTCGAGGGTGTAGAAGCCAGACTCCAGCGGCACCTGGTCCGTGACGTTGAAGGTGTTGCCGCCCTTGCCACCAGTCGATGACTTGAGGGACTCCTTCAGGTCGTCGCTCAGCATGTCCTCGGATATGCCGCCCTTCTCCAGGGCGTTGAAATGCTCGGTTGTCTTCTGGGCGAGTGCCGATATATTGTCGGCGAGTGCCTTGTTGGTGCCCGTCTGCGATGAGATGTGCTGTGAGAAGGTCTCGTCATTGGCCCGCATCTCTGCCAAGCCCTCGGCGAGGGTCTTCTTGGTTTCTGGGTCGAGCACCGCCTTGGTGGATGTGGCAGGCAGGAACGCCTCGCCCTTGTTTTGCAGCATGCGCACCTTGGTGGCCACGAGCTGCGTGATCTCCGTGATAGGGTCTGACGACGAGACGTATGCGGTCACGTCTATGGTGCCGCCGACATTCCACTTCTCGGATGTCTTGGTCCAGGTGCCAGCGGTGGTACACTTATAGACCAGGGCGTTGGCAAGGTCGCCGACAAAGGCATAGTCGCCCTTGTCGGGGTTGGGATAGGTCGCCTTCAGCTCCGCCTCATTGGTGAAGAGGTACTTGCGCTTGTTGGTCTGCTCCAGCTCCGTGATGGCCGTGAGTATCAACCCGAAATTCTCGTTGACGGCATCGACCACCTTTCCGAAGGTCGTGCCAGAGGAGGGGACTTTGTTCAAATTATCCATATCTTATCTCAAATTAAAATGTTATTACCAGTCACGAGGGCACTTGAACTGTACCCAGCAGCCCTTGTTGGCGTTGTCTGATGACACGAGGTTCTTGGTGAACACCAGAATCATCGCATCAGAGGCGGACTGTATGCAGAGGGTCGTGGCGTGCGCGCCTTGGTCGTGCAGGATGTACGGTGTGTGCTCCGTGCCATCGGCATCGGTGTACTTGCCCACCGTCACGTTGACGGAGTTGTCCTTGGAACCTCCGTTGCCACGCTTGACGAAGAGCACATGCCCATCATCGTAGGGCTGCATGTCGGGAAGCTGGTATGTGCAGTCGGTATCTAGGAGGATGGCGACATTGGTCTCCAAGGATATGGGTGTGTTGCCCGATGTGCGCTTGGTGTAGATATCCGTCTTGAGCGCAAGCCCAGAGGTATAGCCGCCGCCAAAACTGAGCGCACAGGCACCGCCCTTCTTATTGCGGACACTGAGTACCATGCCATATCTGGTCAAGATGTCATCCACGTAGTCGTAGAGACGTGCGAGGATGGCTGTGCCGAGCGTCTCCCACTGTCCAAGGATGGCTTGCCTGTCCTTGCCGTTGAAGACGATGTATTGGTCAGCGAGGGTCATCTTGCCCGACTTGCCGAGACCGATGTCCGTCTTGCCGTCATCATCCTTGTTTTCCACCACTGCCGTACCTATGCTGCCTTGGTTGATGTCGAAGCCGCCGATGGTTCCCTTGCTTGCCTCAATCTCCCCCTTGAGCTTGGCATTGCCGTCCTCATCGATGGAGAAGTTGCCGTTTGGGGAGCGGACGGACTGCAGGACGCCACCCTTGGCGTAGATGTAGCCATGGAGGATGATGTCGTTGAGGATGGCACGTCCACCATGGGTGATGACGAAGGAGCACATCTCCTTCAGCTCCTCGTCAGTCGCCTGGTAGCTTGGATCATTGATGTACTTGCCGATGGTGTGGAATGCCTGCGAGAGGCTACCACCTCCCCAGATGAACGGAGAGTTCTTGGTGGCAGCATAGCCGCTCATGCCACCGGTCTCCCTGACCATCTTGCCGTCACGGTATTGTCCGACACGGATATCCTGTGTCATCACAAGCCCTCCGTTGATGGTGGTCTTCGCCTGGGTGATGGCTGTGAAGAGGTATCGGAACGCCTCGAAGTCAGCCAGCGACTTGTCGTTGTCATCATAGGCTGCCGTCCACTGGATGGGCAGGTTGCCTTGGTTGAGCGTGATCTCCATCACGGTCGCCGTGGTGTTAAATATGCGAAAACGGAGGTCATCCGCATCGGTACAGGTGAAGATGACCGAATATCTCTTGATTTCATCGGTCAGCTCGATGGTCTCGCTGTAGCCTCCCACCGTGAAGTGGAGGACGGAGCCACGAGCCTTGAAGGCGAGGGTGTATTTCTCACCCGATATGAGGGAGGAGAGCTGCTGCGCCATGCCGCCGTCTGTGAGGGTGACGGCATGCCCCGACTCACTCTCCGAGGTCTCGATGAATTCGGCGTTTTCTGCCTCCCACCCCTTGGCGGAGTCGCTGAAAATGGTGGTTTCATCGGTAATGTCCATGTCGGCTTGCATCTCTCGGGAGGTGTAGTCGCCCGTGAAGCCCGAGTTGCGGAGGAGGTTGCCACTCTTGATGCCAAGGTCCTGCAGCTGCTCAATGGGCGTGCCATCGGGGAGCGTGGTGCCCGGCTCAAAGATGGCCTTGCCCTTGAAGGTGGCTGTCTTGGTGAGCGGATCGTAGGAAATGAAGTTGGACTGCTCACGGTCGCCCACGTAGTATGTGCCATAGATGCGAGAGTGGAACTGGCCACCCTCGAAGCCCTCGTCCTTGACCTCGCAGTCAGAGAGGGAGAAGGACGTGATGCCGGAGTAGTACTTGGTCGATGGTGCGTCCTCGGCGGTGGCTGAGAGGATGATGGCTGAGGTGCGCACTGGGTTGCCCACCTCCTGGCATCCGAGCTGCACGATGTTGTCGCCAGCCTCCGGGATGCCCAAGCCATCGAACTTGCCATCCTGGTTGGAGAGGATGATGTAGTCATCGCCCACTCCTGTCACCATTCGCCAATAATACTTGGTCGATTGGTAAGACGAGGAGCCTGGGGAGATGCGGAAGGTCTGGCATCGTGCCTGGTCTCCCACGATGAACTCCTGGTATGTGGTGCGCTTGCCGTCGGTCTTCTCGAAGTAGCACTTGTAATAGGTCGGCGTGCCAGCTGTGATGACACGCCCACGGCTGTTGAGCCACTCCACCTTGGAGCACACCATGGCGGCTGCCGTCAGTGCCATCTCGCCGCCCACGTGACGAAGTTCCTTGACGGTAATCTTTCGGAAGTAGGCGGCACGGCGTATGGTGATGAAGTCAAACTCGGCGGTCGATGTGCCGTCACTCGACACGGAGACGGCAGCACCCGAAGCCTCTGGCTTGTAGCTGCCGAATGTGGTCTTGGTGCCATTCTCGCCCAACTGCGAGTCACCCGACACGAAGAGGGATGCGAGCTTGGCGAGTGCCGATGAAACCAGTCCTTTTGCAAAGGTGATGATGCCATGGGCGGTGTCATCGTGCTCCCGTGAGAGGTATCGGGTGTCTTCCACCTCGGTGTTGAAATGAAGAAGGGAGAGGAAGGCGTTGCCTATGCGCTCGGCGGTGTTCGCCGCCTTGCGCCGCTCGTCACGTATCTGTTCGAAGTCCTGCTCCAGCTTTTGCTTGGTCATTTGGTCTGCCATATTTTTTTGTGCAAAAATAATGATCGAAAAAATGCGAGAAATACGCCTATAGGTTTCGGGCTGCGCCTACACCGCTGAATATCTCGTCGAGTGCCGTGGCCATCAAACCGTTGTATGTCTCGCCATAGAAGTCCGCCTCACGCTCGTTGAGACGCATGACGGAGGAGTAGTATTTCTGGGAGAACCAGTCACGGCGGCCCTTGGGCTTGCCACCGGCTATGCGTCCGCCCCATGCCGGACCCACCTTCCGTGGCTCGTCCAAGCCCTGCTCCTTGCGGTACTCCTCGCCTAGGAAGTTGAGGTCGCCGCCATTGATGCGGTGTATCTTGACACCGCCCTGTGCCTTGGTCCACTTGAACCACTCGTGGGCAGGACCCACGCCAGCGGCAACATAGATTCCGTACTGGAGGAAGTTGTGCTCGATGGTGGTGACGCTGCCCTCCTCGATGCGTGCCTTGATGGACGAATAGAGCGCACCAGTGTCGATGGTGCGCAGCTTCTCCATGCGTTCACGCCAGAACACGCCCATGGCATCCGCCCACCCCTTGTGGTACTTGCGGAGCTCGTCTATTGCTTCTGCCATAGGCTCTCGTCATATTGGAGGTCAACAGGCTCGTCGGAGGTGACCATGAAGTAAAGCCCGGTCACACCGTTCATGCTCCATCTGCCCAGCTCGGTGGAATAGACGTGCGTGAGGTCGAGGAACTCCATCTGGTCATCGTAGATCTCCATCTCCTTGTCGTGGAGGAGACGGCTGAGGAACTGTCTGAAGATATATCTGCAGACGTTCAGCTTCTCCTCACGGTCTGACATGTCGTCCTGCTTGTATGCAGCGAGGATCCACACGGTGAAGACGTTGCGGTCGAAGAAGCCGTCACCCACGGAATGGGTGTTGGAATCGACCGTGTCGGACACCATGACGAAGTTGGCCGTGCGGCGGAACTGCTGCATCACGCCCTGCACGGTGTCGGGACCGCTGCATGTCGTTGCGACAAAATTATAAAGTCGGCAAGTGATGTTTTCCTCGGTCAGTTGCTTGAAATATGCGATTGCATCGAATTGTTTCTCTGTCATAGCCTCTCATTATTTTTTGGTCTTTTGCTTGAATTCCTCTGCCTCCCTCGCCTTCTCGTCCAGCTCCGTGAGCGCAGCCCAGCAGTCGGTCTCGAAGACAGCCTGCTGCTTGGTGATGTCACCGTCGGTGAGCGCACGGACTTGTGCACGAATGCCCAGGGATATGTCCTGCTCTGAAGGTGCACCGCCCTCCTTGGAGGACTTGAAAAAATGTGGAAAGTTGGCGGCGGCGAGAGCCTTGAAGTCCGAATACCATAGGAATGTCGCCAACAGCTCTTCTGGAGTAAAGGTAACAGTGTCGTCACGTTCTCCACCACTTGTGCGGTACAGAATGTAACCGAGTTGGGCAAGAAACTTGTCTGCTCGGCGCAACAGATAAAGCTGGTAATATTTCTCAGCAAAGAGGTAGTCCTGGAACGATATCTTACGGATGCTATCAACGGCGAAAAGTCTGTCAGAGATTGAATCGATGGGCTTAAATCCTCCGAATCCATCGAGAAAGTCAAGCTTGTCGAGGAATCCAAGGACTTGCTCGGTGCTGAGGTAGAAGACCCTGCGGCGGACCTTTCCCCCTTGCCTGGAATCACTAACGTCATGGCATCTAACCTGGCATTTCCATCCTGTGCGTGTCTGCTTGATGATGTCAAGTCCTGCGACTCGAACCAGGAAACAGGTCTTGATGACGACCGGCTCGGAATATCTAGTGAGCAGGAAGAGCGCATATCGAAGCTGAGACTGCGTGAGCTTGTCCCAAGAATCAGGGACTGTAAGCGAGATATTGATTTTTCCATCGTTAAATGAATATGTAGGCAGGGTTTGACTTCTTATTTTCATACGGCTTGAAATGGTTGCGTCGGTACTCGGATGATGCGTGATAGGGAGCGAAGGTGTCCGCATCGGCATCCATCAATGTCTGGAGCCTGTCAAGGAGGCTCTTCATCTCGTTGGGCGTGAAATAGGCGGTGTCGGAATAGCGAACCATATAGGAGCGCATGAGGTTGACCGCCTTCTGCATAGGTTCCGTCCAAGGCTTTCCGCTGCGGAGGTGAGAGAGCAGCGCATCCATCTGCTCGTTGGAGATGCGGCGGCGCAGGATCTCGTCTGCTGTCTGGATATGTGTCTGCGCCAGCTGCCAGTCGGACGTGGTCAACTGCTCCAGCCTCGCCTCCACCTTGTAGTCCTGGTATCCCCAAAGCAAGGTTGGCACGCATCTCTCGCCAAACGAGCTGCACCCCCAATCTGGAAGCGAGCCAAGGAGTGCGAGCACCGCCTGCTCCTTGGCGCACTGCCACGCCTGGCGGACTTGCTCCACCAGGCTCTCCACACGTGATGCGGAAGCTGGCGAGACCTCGCCGTTGCTCACCACGCCAAAGCCTGTCGGGGTGAGGACGAGGTCGAGGTGTCGAACCACGGAGAGGAAGGCCTCAAGGCACACCCATCTCTTCAGCAATGGCTGAAAATCCTCGGTTTCATCGAGGTGCTTGATGCCATCGCTGCCAATGAAGAAACTCTTGATCTTGTCGTATGCCCCGATGAAATGGGGTTTTACGGAGTCATAGACCTCCGAGTGCGACGAGGTGGCGACCAAGATGGCCTGCTCGAACTCGTCCTTGCTAATTTCCATTTTCATTGTCTTCAGTTTTGCTAACGGTTGATGTCTGTTGGTCCTTGTTCTTGTCGAGGGTGGTCAGCTCTATCATCGGCACATCGACGGTGATGTCACGGTCTGACCATCCATTGTAGTGCGCCACGACGTGATAGGGCTTCGCCATGATGTCGTGGCACGCCTTCTCCAGCGACTGCTTGAGGATGAAGAGCTCACGCTTGTCGGATCCTGAGTTGTTCATCTGGCTCTTGCCTGGCGTGGCACCGATGAGGTTGGGATGCACGCCTAGGGCGAAGCAGAGGGCGTTGGAAGCCTCGCTCATGTCATCCGCCCAGTCGCCGCCCTCCTTCTGCCCCGACTCGTTGAGGTTGATGATGCGCACCATGCGCTGCTCCTTGCCGTTGGGGTCGAAGTAGTAGCCCGTGATGAGCGCCTTGCCGGCGTTCTCGGGACCGCAGACGAAGTTGATGATGTTGTCACGCTCCTCCTTGATGCGTTCCATGCGCTCCACTGGGTCGATGATGCCCTCCTCGTTGCAGAGGTTGTCCCAGTACTGACGGTGCACCTCTATCTGTATGCGAGGGGCTGAGGTGTTCTTGATCATGAACCTCTTGCCGATGCCGATGAGACGGTAGATGTCGAACCAGGCATCATCGAAGATGGCGGTGTAGTATGGGATGGGATAGAACTGGAAGCCCGGTGTCGGGATGCGTGAGACGATGGCGAACTTGCAGTCACGGCCATCCCTCGGTGCCTTGCCCGTCACCCCTGTGTATGGGTCGGGAGCCTTGCCCATGCGAGCCATCAGGTCGCCCAGTGGGTCCCAGTAGTCGAGGAGCGGAATCATCTCCGCCTCCAACGGCGACATCGACTTGCGGAAGTCGCCGAAGAAGACGTGTGCTATGCGCCCCGTATTCTTGTCGGGTCGTTGGAATCGGCAGTAGGTCACGTCCTTGTGGCGCATCTGCACGATCTTGGCGTGGTCACGGGAGAGGATGATGACGGTGACGTTCCAGAAGAAGAACTTCATGTCGGTCGCCTGCTCCATGAACACCTCGTGTATGCTGTTGCGAAGGCAGAACTCACGGATCTCGGGGTCTGTGGTGTCCTTCATGGTCTCACGGTCCACGAAGCGGATGCCCTGCCCATAGCAGCACTGCACGTTGAACGCCTGCGCACGCATGGCGACCATGTTCATCCTCAGGAGCCTCTGCAGCTCGTATGGTATGGAGTCATCGTCCCCATATCTCACATACTCATAGTCCCTGCCATCCACGGTGATGGGCGAATAGGCGGCATCGCCCACCTCCCCCGATCCGAGGAAGGAGGTGTCGGAGCCATACTGCGAGGCGATGGTCGCCTCGTTCCTGGTCACCCCATGCACGCCCGAAGGCATCAGCATATATCGCTCCTTGTCGCCGTTTTGGCTGACACGAGCCATGGTGTATTTGTTCTTGCTCATAGATATACTGGTAATCCTAAAAAGTTAAAGATGAAGACATCGGGAAGCGTGTGCACCTCCCCTGTCTGTGGGTGCGTGAGGCGATGGAATCCCCCTCGCCAGCTGCCGCCAGAGACGAGCCATCCGTCATAATTGATGGATCGTCCGTCAGAAGTCCACGCCTTGAGCCTGACGGTGGCGTGGTCACGGTGCGCCTGGTCCATGAGGCGCAGCACCTCGTTGATGTGGTATGCGGTCTTTTTCATCAGTTGAATGTATTGTCAAACGTGTTGTCGAAGATGCGACCCGCACGCCTCATGTCGAGCACGTTGTGCTGGCGCTGTGCGTAGGAGTAGCTGAAGGTGAAGCGTGGGATGGTATCGATGAGGTTGTCATTGTCGCTCTTGGAGTCCGAGATGGTGACCCTCTTGCCCACCACCGCCTCGCCGTCGTAGATGTTGACCAGATAGACCTCGTCCGAGCGGAAGAGGTCATCCGCCCAGTTAGCCATCGCCACCGTGAGCGGTCCCGTGTCTGCCTTGAAGGTGCGCTTCTCGGTGATGCGGTAGTTGAGGGTCTTGCCCCCGATGGACGCGCTGTCTCGTGTGTATTCGGGCGACACCTCGTGCTTGCCTGTACAGTATATCAGTTCCTGGCACCCGAAAGAGTTGGTGAATAGGAGTATCGGGGCGCAGTCGGGCTGCCGCTGGTCAACGATGAACGTCTGCTTGCGGCTGCCAGCCTTGACATCGAGGTAAGAGAGGGTCTTGCCCTTGATCGTGAAGCTGGACGGCGACACGTCGATGGTGGTGTATTTGGCGTTGCCACCCACCACCTGCGGCGCGAAGAGCAGCCTGGTGCCATCGGTGTAGTATGCCGTGACGGCGGCGGAGTCTGTGCCGAGGTAGTGCAAGTACTCCAGGCGACCCAGCGAGGTCGTCTTGGTATCTTGGAGGATGGTGAGGAAATGGGTGTCAGTGAAGTCCTGACAGTCGATGTCGGGGATGTCAACGGTGGCGTAGAGGATGCGCAGCTTGCAGGTTTTCTGGTCGCTCTGCGTGGCACCGCCCTCATCGTCCACCTTCTGCTCGGTGGCGGTGATGACGGCATCGATGACGAGCTGCTGCCTTGCGTATGGCTGGAAAATGTCAGCCAAGTCGGCAAGGACTATCTCGCCATCGGCGGGATAGAGAAACTCGCTATAGACGGTTTTGTCGCCTATGGCTATGGTGACGAGCACACGGCTCATGGAGGTAAGGATGTCGAGGTCACGTATGTTGTAGAGGAAGCACGTGCCCGACGGTGCTGATTTGATGGTCATCTTGTCTTTTTTTGATGCAAAGATAAGATGACGGGCACGGATATAAAAATACGGAGGGCTACGCTCACGCGCCACCCTCCGTGAAATCTTTCAATTAAATCGCCACAAAGGTAGTGATTTTCTCTGAAAGCAACAAATTTTATGGGAAAATTACTTGATCGGCAACACTCTCTCCCAGATTGCCCAGGCGATGGAACCGTCTGGCAGGGTCGCCAGCTGGTAGTCACCATCCACGAGGTAGCTCACGATGGTCTCGGGGTCGATGGTTGCCATGGTAGATAGATCCGAGGCGATGTCCTCGGTGGTCTTGAAAGACTTCTTGTAGTCCAGTCCGCTCTCCTCGTCCACGGTGGGGAGGTTGGAGCGGAAGTGGAAGTAGGCATCGAGCATCTGTCGCTCGATGGCTGACTTGGTCATATCTTTTGGCATGGTCAAACAAAATTAATGGGTTGAACTTCAGTTTTCACTTCCTCGTATGCCGCATCGAAGAGGATGTTCCAATAGGTGATGCGAGCCGCCCAGAGGAAGTACTTCTCGCGGAGTCGGCACACACGCTTGTCCGTGGCCACGAGGTGGTCGATGTTGTCTGTAAGGGCGCAGTAGGTGCGGTTGGTTCGGCAGAACTGTCTGTTGAACCTCGCACGCTCTGTCTGCTGCCATAGCTCGGTGTGCTCCTTGTCGAGTTGCCAGGCTCGCTCCACGAGTCGGCTCTGGACTCGCTGCCTCTTGCAGTCGAGCTCCATGATGTCCTTAGGCTTCTTTTTCATTTTTCGAAATAGTTTAGTTGCTTGTACTTTGCCAAGGTCATCGTGTAAGGATGGGCGTATCGCTGATGGCGATCATAGGATATTGTGAAGTAGCCCCTGTTTCCATATAGAACAATGGCACCGCGCATGACATTCCAGAAGATGATTTTTAACACTACTTTATCGCCTTTTCTAAAAGCAACCTCTGTCCTTGCAGCATTCATATTTTTCGCTTCAGCACAAAAGGAAGCATAGAGGGAAACCCGTCTGCGTGATAGACGGAACTGCTTCTTGCGTCTTTTAGCCTTTTTCATTGTTCACCTCACTTTCTGCTGGTTTGAAGTATATGGCTGAACACACACCACTGATGTCGGGAACATCTGAGCTAATTCTGATGGTAGCTTCACCGGCGCAATATATCACGCCATTAGACTCGACAGTGATGTTGGCAGGATATGCCGTCACTACCTTTGACCCCCTAATCATCTTGGCAGCGTCCGCCTTGAACTGGGCTGAGGTATATATCAGGATGTTTCGCCCCAAAACATTCCAATAGATGGCTTTGGAGTTCTGGACCTCGGCATATTGCTCTACGAGTTTTTGGGCTTGCTCCTTGTTGAGGTTTTTGTCCATGGTGAGTGTAGCCTTGACCGTATCGGGATAGAACTTCTTGTACTCTTCATATCTGTAGTCGATCTCCATCACATCACCTCCCCTCCTGCTATGAATCCGACAACTGCCATCACTGCCACGAGGGCTACTAGCCCCACCATGGTCTTCACCACGTCACCATACGTCACGGTCTCCTCGCAGAGGTAGCTCATCGTCTCGCTCTTGGCCTTCAAGAGTCGTTTGATTTCACACTTGAGGGTAGCCACTCCCTCCTCCAGGCTGATGCCCACAGGTCTCACCTGCACCGCATCCAAATTCAATGTACTTTGCATATTGCATCGTGTTATAAGCGTTAGCAGCCGATTGTATAAAAGGGTGGCGGCTGCATTCCCCGTTGCTTATAACACGATGGCTTATCCAGAAGGACAAATCAAATGTTACGGTTCATGCAGCCGCCATATAGAAACGCACCCATCCCATGAAGCCATGGATGACGGAATACTTTCAGGCATAAAAAAAGCCTGCGGCAATGAAGCCATAGGCGAAACAGTCGCCCCACTGGATAGACACACTATCGTGTTATAAGCGTTGGCAAAGGTAAGGAGAAAAAATGAAACCGCCAAATAAAAATGGAAGAATTTTCATATTTTGTGGAAAATTGTTATCTTTGCGGTGAATTTAGTAATATATAATAAGGTATGGAAGAAAGAAATGGCTTGGAGAAGAGCATCAGGGTACTCCATCTTAACAAAATGCCCCCGACTTGGATCAAAGTCGGGGGCTGTGAGACCTCAATAGTCAAAGTGTTAAATTAAACGAGTTGAAGTCTTGAAAATTCATTTCCTAACTGATGAATACCATCTTGTATCTTACGCAATTGCGCATCTGAGATATAAGTATCGCCCTTTTTGTATTGGCGCATCAAGGCATCATTGATGCCCAAGAAGCGAGCGAAGGCACTCACATTTATCATAGAGTAATACTCAAAGAGGGAAGCCAAGTCAAACTTGAACTCAGGCTCGTTGGAGAATACCTCTGGCACATAACCAAGGCGCTCTTTCTCCACCTCAGCGACACCTTTCATAGAGTTGTTGAAATCCTCCTTAGCCGCTGCCACTGTGTTTCCTGTGCCTATCAATGTGTAACCATCCACATTCGTGTTGTATGCGATGTAAGAGCCATCCTCTTGCTTTTCGATTGAAACTTTAAATTTATCCATCGTGATTATATTTTGAAAGATTTATATTTTATTTAAAAGGAATCGGGTTAAAACCCGATGTCCTTTTTAAGTTTGTTCATTAGTCCTTTTCTGACCTCCTGTGTCCAATGTCTTTCCAACATGATGACCTTTTTTGTCTCTTCGTTGATGTAGAGGTCGTGTCCGTTTAGACCTTTGTAGAATCTAAAGCCGTGGGCGATTGCGATTCTCTTTAATTCATTCCATTTCATATAACTTACTCATTTAATTTAACACTGCAAAGATACTACATTTTCGTTATATATCCAAATTTTTATATAACAAAATCGTTATATAAACTCATTTTTAACATTTGGGCAATAAAAAAGCCCCCGACTTCGTGAAAAGTCAGGGGCTTTCTCTAATTTCTTTATTGATTTGCGTCTAATTTTTCTTTTGGATAAATGGATGGAATTTTGTTGAGGACGAATACCACAGCAAGGCTGACAACAGTAGTGACACCGATGGCAATCGCTGCGGTGTCGTGTCCGTGCATAGCCAAGTCGTATGCGATGTAACCGAAGAAAAGAATAAGAATGGCCCCAATGATTTGTCCCAACGTGCTTTGGTTGAATTTCTTCTTGACGATGGTCTTTTCCACATCAATGCGATGGTCCACTTGTTTCTCCGCCATTACCAAGATGCGGTCGGGAGCACCAGGAAGTGTCTTCTCATACGCTTCAAGATATTCAGGAGGTGGCAATGGTCCACTGAAGCTGCGTTCTTCCTCAAAAGCCATCATCGTGGCGAGAATCGCACTTCGTTTCTCCTCTGGGAGTTCCTGGAGGATGGCATTCACGTCTGCCGGGATGGCATCCTCCATTTGAATGATTTCCTTGTCTTTATCTTGCATAAAGCTGCTTTCTTTGACTGTTAAAAACTCTCCTTATATCGGAGTTGACGGTTTCCCAATCTCTCCTCAAGTCGGACGCATTGTCACCCCTCAAGTAATCATTGAAGAGGCTATTGTCGCCACCAATACTTCCCAAACTGCGCAAGCCCTCAAAGAATGGGTGGCGAGACACTGTCATAGAGCGTACGGCTCTACGTCTGTTAATCTTCATTGTTCTCATAACTTGCGTTTTAGTTGTTTTATTTCTTTTCTACCGCTGCAAAGATACGTTGTTTTTTCGAATATCGCAAATTTTAGAACAAATTTAACTATCAAATTGAGTATCAAAATGAAAATAAAGGTTATTTCCTCTTTATTTCATCATTTTTGAATGATGTCAAGAAATGTTCCTACCGCTTTCACCCCGTAATGCAATGGAGGGGTTTTCTCGAAAATGGCGCGTTTCTTGTGGCAATTTGCCCGAAAATTGCCATAAGTTGCCATTTTCGAGGGGCAATCGTGCTTGTGCGATTGGCAATTTGTGCCATTTTGCACAAATTTTCCACGGTCATTTTTGCCAACTTGTTGAAAACCACGGATTTTTCAAAAGTTGGTCGCAAAAAGGCGTGTCTTCCCTGTAAGGGTAGCCCCCACCGCCCTACGCTGGACGGCAATTGCCTCGGGAAATCACAGCGGAATATGTAACGCTTTTTCTTGTGGCAATTGCCGCCTATCGGCGGTCGGGAGCGAGTATGCAAGTAAGATGGGGCGTGTGTGCTCCATCCCTCCTATAGTTTGCCCTTGTCGTGGTAGCTATAGAACGCCCCATCCGTGATGATTACGTGGTCCATAAAGAAAAGTCTCATCACCTCGCACGCCTTGTGTATCTGCGTGGTGAGCCTATCATCATCCTTTGATGGATACGGGCTTCCACTTGGGTGGTTGTGTGCGAGTGCCACGATGGTGGCGTTGCACATCACGGCTTCACGCATGATGCGTCTTACGTCCACCGATGTGTCGGTGATTCCCCCCACGCTCAACTTGACGTGCTTCAATAGCTTGAAGTTTTGGTTCATCAGCAAAAGGTGCGCCTCCTCGACTTGCAGGTCTGCCATCATCGGGTGAAGGAAGTTGTAGATGGCTATGCTGCTGCCAAGGTCGGGGCGGTAGCCTTGCTTCTCCATCGCCTTGCGCTTGCCAAGTTCCAAGGCTGCGAGTATGGCAAGTGCCTTGCAGTCCCCAATGCCTTGCACCACTTGCATCTCGTACATAGACATCTTGCCCAAGGCGGTGAGTGAGCCGCTTGCCACGTTCATCAGTTGCCTTGCTTGGCTCATGCTCTCGATGGTTCCCGCCCCTCTGTTGATTACCATGGATAACAATTCCGTGTTGCTTAGGCTCTCGAAGCCATAGTTAGCCGCCTTATATTCCGGTCTCTCGTCTGCCAACATATCACAATATCTCTTCATCTTACGCTGCTTTCTTATGGTTTGACTTCTTGTTAATCTTCACTCCGCTTGGGAAACATCTCTTAGAGCGTGCCACGCTCTCATAGAACCCCTCCTCCATCTCTTGCAAGCATCCTCGCATTGAGATTGGGTCGTGGTGTACTGTGCGCCCCAGGAAGATTTCCTCCTCCACGTATGCGCCCACGGCTTCGAGTTGGCTCTTGAACTCCCCGATGGTCTTGCCACTTGTCAATAGGTCGTCAAACAAGATGACATTCTTTCCCTTGAAGAAATCTCCGTCCACGCTGACCTTGTAGATTTCCTCGCTGACGTTGTGGCTTCCTCCGTTGTGGAGTGGCTTACGCTCCCCATAGATGTGCACGTGCTCATTTGCAGTCGTGACGTGGAGGATATTGCGAAGCATCGCTGCGACATAGGCGAAACGCTTGTTATACTTGGCTTGGCTGCTACAAGGTGCGAAAACCACCACATAGTCTTTCAATAGCTTGCCATAGCGTGTCGATAGGTAGTGAACGAGCAACTCGCCACAATAGCGTGATGCTGCCTTGTTGCCGCTCTTGAAGTCATAGACGAATTGGTTGTTAGCCATCTGTTGCTCCTTGTCGAAGCAAAGGTGCATATAAGCCGATGGCACGTACTCGATGAAATAGTTCTGTCTCATTTTTGATTTAATTGAAAGATTGAAAACTGTATTCTGGTAATGTTCGGGAGCCCAGAGATTTTCTCCCACTCCAGCCGTGGAGTATTTTTTTTAATTGCATTCCGTTCAAAGCCCGGTGTGCCCTTTCGATTTTTCCTGTGCCATCACACTGCGCTGGCAGAGACAAACCAGCGTGGGGTTCTGTGTTACACAAAAGGTAAAGGTTTAGCAAGGCGTAAAGAACCTTTGGCTTTTGTTAACCCAGGTTCATGCGCAGGATTGGATCGCCAGAAGCTACCTTTGCACAGGAAATTTCGGATGGGTACACATCACGGGTGGCGGAGAATGCGAGGATAAAATGTACGGAACGGCGAATCAAGCAATCCATCGCCCCATAGGGCGATACCGCTTTACAGAAACCCCAAAAAGGCTGCTACCCTCACGGGCAACAGCCTCCAATCAACAATAGAGAAAATAATAACTAATAACCTAAATATATAGAAAGCAAAATCATTTTCGGTAACAAGAGAGACCGCCCATGTATATGGCAGCCTGAGGGAACTTCTCAGCACCAATGCAGACGGTATCGAAGGCATCGGAGAAGTCGGTGCGGTTCTCCAGCCTGTCCTCGTCCGTCTCCACGAGCTTCTCTCCTCGCTTGTCCTTGCCGTTGTTATAGACGGCAGCGCTCTCGATGGAGATAATCAAGTCCTCGTTGTTGTCCTGGTTGATGAGGATCATGTGGTTGGCCGCACCCTTGAACATGCGGTTGATGAGCAGCTGCTTCTCCAGGTGGTTCATCGGCTTGCCGACATAGACCTCCTGCACGAGCCATCCGTTCTTGCGGAGGATGCGTGCGATGATCTGGTAGAACTTCTCATTGTGGGTCGCATAGTCGTTGCCCACGAAGGTGGCATCATAATAGAAGATGACACGCTTGTCCTTGAGGTAGCGATAATAATCACAGAAGTCCTGAGCCAGCTCAGGCAGCTTTCGCTCGTACTTGACATAGAAGGAGTTGAGGATGCGCAGCTTGGTGTCAGAGCCAACCTGCCCCACTACGAGACAGTTGATGTTGGCGTTGGCATCGGAGCCGATGATCAGCGGTAAGCCGTCCTCGATGTCGGCATCCATGCGGCAGTCCGTCTTGTCGTGCTTGGGATTGAATCCATACTGCAGATCGTCAAGATAGGTAATGTTTGGTGCAGTGTAGAAGTTGCGGTCCTCGTCAAGACCGCTATAGAAGCCATCCTGTGCAATGCCGACATGCTGGCACATGATGCTTGTGAGGAAGGTCATCTTGGGGAGGTCTCGTTTCATCTGCCGGATGAAGTCCTCTCCAAGGACTGCCAGGTTCTGTATGCTGGAGCATCTGGAATATACGAGGCAATAGGAGCGCAGGGAGTGCAGCACCCTCTCGTATTTCTTGACCTGTGCCACGTAGTAGTCGTATCGCTCCGGGTGTGCCGCCAACTTGTTGCGGATGGAGTGCAGCTGCACCAGCACGGTCTCCAGCGTGGCCACAAGCTCCTTATCCTGTTTCTTCTCCCACTGCATGAACCAAGAGCCTTTCTTGGTGGCAGAGGTATCGGATGTGATGGTCATGCCATGGTGGAGGCAGCAGTCACCAAAGAGCTGCTTGTTGCCACGGTTGGCCGGGAGCGTCTCATTGTTGAGCTGCTCCCAGTCTATGAACTTGGCCTCGTCCACGAAGACGTGGTCAAGGGAGAGCGAGTTGGAGGTACCGCTTCGGTCTTGCGATATGATGTTGAGATAGGAGCCATTGTAGAAGGCGACCGTATTCTCCCAGTTCATAGGCATGAAGTGAGGGTCTTGCCAGTGCAAAGCCTTCCAAGGCTTCTTGCCCACGACATAGTGGACATCTCGCTTGTACCCCCACTCCTCCAGGTGAACGAGTGCGGACGGCAGGATGTTGGTCTGGCATCTCTTGACCGATGGGGCGACCATGGCGAGGCAAGATCCTGGCATGTGCTGCACCGCATAGAGGATGCGGCCAGCCTCGACCACGCCCTTGCCGGTACCACGCCCCCACTCGCAAATCAAGTCGTGTGGCATCATCATGAGCACCCTCGACTGCTGGTCATTGAAAAAGAGTTTTTTAGGTTGTCTTTCCGTCGTCATTTGGCAACTCCTCAAAGTCAGCGTCCTCTATGTCCGGCATGGAGTAACGCTTCTCCATTTTCTTGATCTTTGCTCGAAGATTAGGAATCCTCTGCAAACCGATGACCGTAGGATCGTCAGACATAGTGAACTCAATCGGCACGATCTTGTCGAAGGCAAGTTCCGGCTCGTCAGGCTTGTCTGTGCGGTTGTTTATGATGCGGTTTTTCTGCATCTGTGCCAACGCACGAAAGTCGCCAGCCGCCTTTGCCGCCTTGCGGTCCTCGTCTATCTCCTGGTTGACCTTCCATCGCCAGAACTCCTTGGATGCGGCGTTGAGATTGCCGAGCATGAGCTGGCACAGATGGATATCATCGTATGCCTGGCTCTCTCCCACCCCGAACATGGCTTTATCCTGATCCACCATCTCACGGACGGTGTATCGTGGATAACGAAGCCAGAACGCATAACAGCCCCGGAGTCTCTCGACCCTCTGCTTGACGATGGTCGAGAGGTGGAGGTCTTGAAGCTCATCCTCGTTGAGGGGCATGTACTTCATGTAGTCATCAACGTTGACTGGTAGGCTCATATCAGTTGAGATTGGCAATGATCTGCGAGAGTTGCGACATGAGCGACTGATATGCGCCAGGCGAGCCCACCTTAGCCAACGCTATGTTGTTGGCTCGAAGCTCGCTTGCGGTCTCAGCCAGTCCCAAGAGATATTTCCGTCGATAAGGCGAGCGAGGCTCACGCAGCTCCATGAGCAGTGCCATGGACTCATCGGATGGCAAGTCGAGCAAGAGAGGCACATCCTCCACGGGTGTCATGTTCTTGCCCTGGTCATAGACCGCCTGCAGTAGCAGTTCACTGCTGTCGAGAAATGGAAATTGTTGTCGTATCATCGAGCAAATCATTTAGCATGTTACGTAAATCGAGATAGACATCCCTGTCCGTGGTGACGAATGTGCATTCCGCACGGTCGCCATAGGTTTGGTTTTGGGATGTTATCACGGAGACTAACCAGGCATCGTTAGCGACCAAGACCATCTTGGAGTGGTTGAGCGTCAGCTTGACCTCGTCAAAGGCCTCCGTCATGAGACGGCTCAGCTTCAAGGTTTTCTGTGAAGCCTTGATGTCAGCCACTAACGTTGCATGGTGAATGAGACCTCGCTTGCGAAGGTTGAGCATACCGCAAAGGAAGGCATCGGATGTGGAGAAGGTAGTGACCGCCACATCAGCGGCACCCGTCTGCTCCAGTATCCATCCGAGCAGTCCGAGGGTATGCAGCCCTTGACCGAGGAAGGTCTGTGAGCTATTCCGCTGGAGCGGCTTCAGCACCTGCTGAATCTGCTGTGCCCTCATCGGTTGCCTCCTCGTTGTCGCCAGGCATCTCTATGCCAGCCTGCTTGATCTTGGCGATGGTGTCAGGCTTGATGTCAGCCTTGGCATCGAGCAAGATGTTGACACGCTGCTCCACGTTAGCCTTCAATTTGGCAGCCTGCTCGTCCTTGCCATCCGACTGCAGCTGGATGAGCTTGTCAAGGTTCTTGGTGAGATAGCTGCGTGCGTTGCCTATGGTATTGGCGGAGATCACGACTTCCGTCTTAGGCTCCGCATCCTCATTTTGTGCGGTTTCATCGGGATTGAAGTGGTCATATTCCTCCATCCCCTGCTTGTAGGCATAGTAATCCGTCTTGAGAGTGACGAGCATCTTCTGGAAATCCTGGTTGGCGGCATTCAGCCCCTCGTATCGGTCACAGGACTGCTCATAGGCCTTGCAAGACTCAAAGAGCTCCTTGATGCGCTTCCATCTCTGGCAGTTGGCATCCCAAATTTCCTTGATTTCATCGGGGAGAGTGTCGTGATCCTCTCGCTTGCCCTTGGCGATGATGGCAGAAGCATCGATGGAATCGGTGATTTCAGCCTCGGACGCAGGCAGATGCGGTGCCAGCTCAGCGTGCTCCGTGTCAGCATTCTCGGTCGTTTCGACCGCATGCTGCAAAATAGGTGTCACCTCACGGTCGAACTTGCGCACCTCGTCGAGGGTCAAGCCATCGACACGGTATCCGTAGTGCTTCTGCAGCTCATACCTGAGATGCTCCAGCATCTTCTGCGGACGCAGGATGATCTGTTGGTAGAGGTGTCTGTTATTGTTCATCTGCAGAAGGAGCATCGCTCCCTCTCGAATATTCTCATCAGTGTGTTCGCTGTCGAACCATTGCTTGATGCGTTGTGTGAACTTTACGTCATTCATAAATGCGAAAACTAAAAAGGCGAGGCGAGCCATTGAAAGCTTCGCCCCGCCACGGCTTGTTTAACTGGTTTTATCGTATGTGCATATATTATGCCGGTAAGGATTTCAAGTCTCCAGTCTCACCAGAGTAGATGCCCTCAGCGGTTGGGATGTCACCATAGTAGAATGGTGGCAAGGTCTCACAACCCACGGACAGCTCGACAGTGGTGCTGGTCTCGTCTGTGACGGAGGAACCAGAGGACTGAGAAGGAGCCACTGAGCACTCAAAGTTATCGTCACCATACTGACGGCACTTGCCGTTGCGCTGAGGGATGAGTGCGATGACATCCTCATTGAGCAGCATGGAGGCGAGTGCGGACTGCTCCTCCTCGGTGCCAGGGAAGACGATGGAGAGCTTGTTGAGCATGGTCTTGCTGCCATCCTCGCCCTGTGACTCAGAGGAGAAATTTGACTTGTCGGTGGCGAGATAAGCCACGATGAACTTCTTGTCTGCCGCCATGGTGTGCGACTCCTTGATGACGAGGTAGTCCTTCATGGAAGCCGCCTTCTCCAACTGAGGCTTTGCCAGTGCTGTGATATATCGGCGAGGTGCGAGGAAGACACGGCGACCCGTACCCGGCAATCTCTTCGCACCCGGACACTTCAGAAGATCCTCGTAGAGGTCAACGGAATCGGTGCATGATTTCTTAGTATCTGCCATATTATATATAATAATGTGTTATTGGAAGATGCTACCCCTACTCTGTAGGGATAGTATCATAACCGAAGAGGATGCGCTCCTTGCTGATGGTCTCGAACTGAGTACCGAAGTACATGGTAGCCACGAAGTCGATCAGGAAGTGAGACGTGAGTGAGTTCTTGCACTCGAACGTACAGTTGTCGCCCTCGCTGGCGAGACCGATGAGCATGTTGCTGCCTGGAGTGATGATCTTGTAGCCAGTCGGCATGTTGTCAAGACCGACGAGCGTACAGTTAGGACATCCGTCCAACTGAACCTTCTCGAATTTGCCGTTGTAGTTGACATTGCCATACACGCTTCGGTAAGCACGCATATAGAGCATCAGTTCCTGGCTGCTCATGAACATGTATGTCTTCAACTGCTTCAGCTTGTCGTCAGCCTTGTCATAGAACGCCTCCAATGCATCGACCGCATTGACGTTGGTCAGCTTCTCCGTCTTGAAGAGGTTGCCTTTCTCCACAGCGACGCTCTTGTTGGTGACAATCTCCTTGTCTGAGATAGTCTTGAAGCCATCGTAGAGGTCGATGGTCTTCTTGCCTGTAGGGTTGCGCTTTGCGGTAAATAAGGTATTGAAAAAAGCCTCGCCGGTCTTGCCAAAGAGGTAGGCACCCACGATCTTTGTGATTGGTTGGTTCTTGAGGGCATCGCCCTGGAACACGTTGGAGCCATAGATGGACTCACGAACCGCATTTGGCTCAAAAGGCTTGATGCCAGAGCCAAGGTAAGTCTCCAAGGTACGACCAGCAATGGTAACGCCATTCTCGTCGGTACGAGTGAGAGAGTAAGGACCAATCTCCATGTCGCCATCCAACTGTCCAACGGTCTCCTTGCCACGAACGCCGACACGGCGGCTCATGTACTTGGCAACCTCATCCAACGCACGTGAAGGAATCTGTATGAGATCCTTGCGGTACTTGGCAAAGCTGGTGTTGAGTGAATCGGGAGTGATCTGAATAGTAGAACCTTCGGTAACAGCCATTTAGATAATCTGTTTTACTGCGTTGAACAATTGACCAGCATCGAGATCCTCTGCGCCATCGTCAACGGTGTTGTTGGTCTGTGCGCCAGGAGCCTTCTTGAGGTCGGCGATCTCCTGGTCTTTGTTTTGAATGCTCTTGTCCTTGTCCGCAATCTGGGCTTCCAGGTCCTTGACCTTGTCCTGTGCGGCGGTGAGAGAAGTCTCCGTGTCGGTGATCTTCTTCTCCTTCTCGGCAATGGCATCCTCGATTTTCTGCATCTCTGCATCGGTGAGAGTGACTTTCTCATCGGTTACCTCAAAATCATCCTTGCGGTCAAGGATGGTTTGGAGGTTGAGGAATTTCTTCTTCATTTCATTGATTTTGTTGTTATTCTTGAAGAACTCCTTGACACCGTCAATGACCTGTGTCATGAAGCTCTTGGATGGGGCGGTCGTATCTGCGGTCGAAACGAGCGGAGGAAGTCCAAAGTCCTTGCAGAAGGAGTTGGTGAATCTCTTGACCATGTTGGTCTGACGCTGCTTGTCCTCGTCATCGAGGGAGCGCACCTCGTCTATCAAGCCGAAATCCAAGGCTTGCTGAGGTGTCATCCAACTCTCCTTTTGCATCTGAGCGAGAACGTCCTCCGAAGTCTTGCCCGACTTGCTGGCATAGACGGAGGCGATGACCTTGTCTATGGTGTCGAGGTCATCACGCTGCTTCTTCCACTGCTCAATGAGCCGGTCAAGTTTCTCCTTGTTGGCAGACTCCCAGACGGTGACACCCGTCGATGCATTGTGGATGAGCATGGTGCTGCCGTCGCTCATGGTGACGTGCTGCGCCCCCATGCAGAGCACGGTGGCGATGGAAGCGGTCATACCCATGATGTGGATGTTGACATGACCATGATCCTTAATGAGCTGGTAGATGGTCAACCCCTCATCGACATATCCGCCCGGTGAGGAGACAGCAATGTTGACCTCCTCGTCGGCGTGTGCGTCAAGAAAGCTCTTGACATCCTTGGAACGTGTGCCATAGGTGCCAGACCACCAGTCGTAGCCCTGTCCTATGGTGCCGCTAATCATCATACCGTATTTCATGCGCTTGTCTTTTTTGATGCAAAGGTAAGCATGGCAATTGCCAAAATAAAATACGTAAGCTACTGAATCAGCGGTGCTTTTCGGGTGGCTGTCCATGACACGGCGACCTCATTCAAGGTGCTCGTGCCATAGGAATCAGGGTGAACCTCCGAGACCGTTGCAATAGGATAAGGTCGTGATGGGATGCCCAGAAGACGCTTGCGACCATCGATGTCTGTCACCAGATAGGCATAGATGGTGTCCGTGTCAATGTCCTCCTCACATGTGCTATATGTGAGTTTGTGCGTATATGTGCGCACCTTGTCATCCACTTTTTCCGTAATTTCGAGCTTGGCAGGACGCTTGAAAGTGACTTTTTCCCAATCGAGGTTGTCGGGAAGAGAAAAAGTCTTGTTGCCCAGCAGTGCATCAAACGGCAAATTTTCGACAGGGATGCGCTGGATGTCGGTGATGAAGTTGAGATGTCTCATAATCTTGAATCTGTTCGGGGTTGTTCGCAACTGTTCGCAGTTGTTCGGGGTTGTTCAAAAAAGGGGTATATAGTAGATGAGATTTTTGCGTTAAATAATGTTTTTTCTGTTTCTCTCATTCGAGAAGAGATTGATGCCCTTCTCCTGATGCGCCTTTCGCATGCGATACCACTTCATGCGTATGGTCTCGGCATAGTCAATGTCGATGCCATGTGCCTGACACCAGGCACGGAAAGCGGACATCTTGGTGCAGGAGGTGTCACTGAGGTCTCCAAGGTCTTGCCACATATTGATGCGGAAGAGATCATCAAGGCTCTCGCAGAGTGCCTGCTTGCCATAGGATGTCAGAAAGTTGTAGGTCTCAGGGCTTTTGTATTTGCATGATGGGATGGAGATGGCGACAGCCTTGTCTGAAGGCTGCTCTGGTATGTTATCGGATGGGCGCTTGGTGGTCAGTCTCCTGATGACAGCGTTCTCGCTGGAAGATGGAGGAAAGACCACTGGGTCGCCGTAAGCATGGGTGAGCCATTGCTTCATGTATGGCTCGACATCGAGGTAAATAACAAACTTGCTCATCGGTATTTGATTTAAATACCGCAAAGATAAGAAAAATAAACGAGAAAATACCGCATTTGCGGTAATAAATATAACAAAGGTGGTACAAATAGGCGTTTTGAAGGGGAAAAACAATAAAAATATTTGGGACACCCAAAAATGGGCGTTTCAGTTGTGGCATTTGTGGCATTTTTGATAAGCGTCTGATTATCAGACATTATCTTATTTATATAAATGCCACATTATATAAATAAAATGCCACAATGCCACAACTCCCTCTTGACTATCCTTGCCGTTGCCACAAAATGCCACAGAAATGCCACAATGCCACAACCTCTTAACTGCTTGAAAATGAGCGATGCCACAAATGCCACAAATGCCACATCGAAAAAGGTGTACGTATGTATCTGTCACTTATTGACAAGAAAAAAGCCCCAGGGATGGACACTTCCATCCCCGAAGCCTCGGATATGATCTAAACAAATAACGCACTAAAATCCTAATGTGGGCACCCCTGCCTCCTCCAGCTCCCTGTCGGACATCTGGTATGGGTCTTTCTGCGGCTTCTCCTCATCGCCGGTCTCCGTCTCGAAGTCGATGCCATACCTCTCGGCAACCATCTGATAATCGAAGCACAGCGGCCTGTCCTTATACCATAAGGTCTGGCGACCCACCATGTTGCCGTTCTCGTCAAGTTTCTCAACTGTCTCGGGCAGTCCGTTAGGAGCGAACTTCTTGAAACGCTCCGCATTCTTGGCCGTGCCATAGAACTCCGGACCTATCTGAAGGTAATGAAGCAACGACTCCTTGGGGAGGAGATTGACATCCATGGAGCGACCGAGCTTGCGATAGATGGCCATGGTGATATCCTTGCGCACCATGAGAATGCTCTTAGGCTGTGACCAGTTGTCAATCTTTGCCTTATTGGTCGTCAGGCTGCCCACGAGTTTGATCTTGAAGTCCTGGTCCTTGCGCAGTTCTCCCATCTGGACGGCAGCGTTGATGATATTCCAGAAGCCAGCCACCTCGTCCGTGGAGTTGCACATTGAATTCTGTCTCTTGACATCTGCGACCACCACCTTCAGTAATTCCTCGTATGTGAAAGGAAGCTTCGCATAGTCCTTGATGGCGAGGTATGAAGCCAAGAGGACAGTCCAGTTTGTCATGATGCGGTCGAGGATGTTGTCATCCTCCAATGCAGTCTCCAAGTCCTCCACCGCCTTTTTCCAAGCCATGCCGAAGGCTGCCTGGAACTGCTCACGATGCCTGAGCAACTCGATGGTGATATGTGTGGCTCCTATTTGGCGGAAACGCTCCAACTCTGCGAAGTGCTGCTTCTCCTCGCGCGTGTGCTCGCCCTTGTCGAAGGTGAGATAGATGATACGTGTGAAGAGGGCGATGTCGGCGGTCGGCATCTCCTGCCCCGTGAGGATGATGCCGGAATCGACCTTGGCCTGCACCAGTTTCTTGTCCTTGTCCATATTCATCTTGGCACGTCCCACTCCATTCCAAAGGTCTTTGAGCCATTGCACCTTGCGGTTGTCGATGGCGTTCTGGTACTCATCGATGTGTACCAAGGCGTCATTGACACTACCCACATAGTCTGAGAGTGCCGGAAGGGACGCACTGTTGATGGATAGCGGCTCATACTTGGTCTCATACTTGTAGAAAAAGTTCATGAGGGTTGCGGCGAACTCGGTCTTACCGCATCCCTTGGGACCAAAAGCGTTGAGCAATGGGAAGGAGCGACTCTTGGTGATGACAATGTCACGGAAGAGCGTGGCGATGTAGAAGCACAAGCCCACCATGGCATTCTCGCCGAAGACCTGCACCACCTTGGCGAAGAAGTCTGCTTGCGAAGTCGGATGATCCATCATCTTCTCGTGGCGGAATTTCTTTTCATTGACATACAACTCCCTGCTGTCGATGTTGAGCTTGCTCATGGCAGGAAGATAGAACTTGCCAGCGGTCAAGCGTAAGATGCCCATGTCATCGATGGGCATCCAGGAGCCTTGCTCGATGGCTCCATTGCAAAATGCATAGAAGCCCTCACGCTGCCATCCGAGCTGCTTGATAGGGTCTGCGGTCTCCGTCACACGTCCGAGATAGCCCAACAATTTGATGAGCTGCTCATCCTTGGCCATCCAGATGTAGTCGCCCATGCCGAAAAGACGCTTGCGCAGGGAACTGCTGGATGTGATCTCCTCCATATTCAACTCAATGAGACGTGGTGCCGTCTCTGGGTTGTTGTTCTTGATCTCGAAAAGTCTGACTGGGTTGAAGTCATCACGTATATGGAAGAGCGGCTTCAGTTTAAAGTTGCTCCACTGAATCTCGTCACCGTCCTTGTTGGTGCCGAAGTATGAGTTGTCGTGCTCGACGAAGCCAAACTCATGGAGCATGCGGAGGTCTCCCTTGCGCTCCTTCTCCTGCTTCTCGGCAGCTGCTGCCGTCTTGGAACGCTTGAGCGCATCCTTCCATTCCCGGTTATGCTTGTAGATGGAGCAAAGAGACGAGAGATAGCTGCTCTGCGTGTCCTCGTCACGAATGAGCATCAGAAGGGAACAGATGTCGCCGATGGCCGCCAAGCGGTCTTCGGTGGTGAACTCCTCGATGCCCTCGGGCGTTGGCCAATACTTACGCTTGCAATACCAGAAGATGAACTCCTCCTCACGCATCTGGGAGAACTTGCCCCTATCGACAATCCAAGAGTCGGGGTCTTCTTTCTTGGGTGCAGGATAATCAACAGGAATTTCACGGACGTTGACGGTGAAGCCGGCTTGCAATGCCGCACGGCCATTCTCGAAGACGTTGACCGTGCCCGCAGGCCATTTGTTGCCTGGCTTCAAGGTGTCGGCATCCGGTATGAATGTCACCTTGCGAGCCAACTTGAAGAGCTGCTTCAACTGGTTGGGCGTCCATGCACCTCCAAGGCTCGCCACGGTATTGAGGATGCCGATGCTCTGAAGCATCACCACATCGGGTCCGCCCTCCACCAAATAGAACTTGTCCTGCAGACGTGCCTCCTTCTGTGCGAAATTGATGCCGAAGACGGATGTGTCCTTGTGATATACGAGGCTGTTCTTCAGATTGAGGTACTTGCATATGTCCTTGTTGTCGGACATGGTGCGAGCCGTGAATCCTATGACACGGCTCATTTTGTCATAGATAGGTATGGTGTATCTGTCACGGAGCATGGCATATTTGCCACGCTCACCCTCGCCGACAAGGCCAACCGCCTCCAAGTTGTCGAAGTCGAGTCCTTTGGTCTTCGCCCAAGCGAGGAATCCCTCCTTAGGCGCATATCCTATGCCGAATGTGTCTATGGCATCCTCACCCCAGCGTGCCTTGACCGCCTCTCTCGCCTTCTGCGCCCCGGCATTGCTCTCCCTTATGCAGTCTTGGAAATACGATTGAGCGTAAGAGAGGACGATGCGCAGCGCATCCGCCTCTTTCTGCTTCTCAATTTCCTCATTGCTTGGCTTGTAATCATCCTCTATGTCCTCATTGAGGTATTTCTTGGCAAGGTTGCGGCACGCAATCGGGAATGGTAGGTCATTCTCCAATTTGCGGTATAGGCTGATGACGTTACCACCAGAGTGGCAGCCGAAGCATCGCCACGTGTTGGTAGCGGTATCGACATAAAAGCTAGGACCGCTCTCCTTGTGGAACGGACAGCACGCCCAGTGCCTTGTGCGACTGCTCTTGGCGATGGTGATGCCACCATCCTAGGCGACCTCAAGGATGTCAACATCACTGATAATTCTATCTATTATTTCTTGTTTAATCATATCACGTTATTTTGTTGCGGCAAAATTAGCCCATATTCCCAACTATGAAAAATACTACACCAATCTGCGCATAATCTTGTCGATGTCCTGGTTGACAGCGTAGAGTGGAATCTTTCGGAAGGTCTGGCTCCGCTCTATCAAAAGGCACATCAAGGCATCCTTATATTTGCCCCCCCGATTGTTCCATGCGCGCTTGATTTGGTCATCCGACCAAAAACGTATGCGGTAACGGTATGCTCTCATCTCTTAGGTCTTTTATAGTGTGTACACTTGCTGTTGGCCATGAAGAACTCATAGTCGTGCTCATTCTCTATCTCCTTGTAAAGCTCACGGTGCGAAGTTGACCAGAACTTGCAGGTATTGCCTCTCGAAAAGGCACAAGTCTTGTGACACTCTATGAATGCGCCGACCTCAACTTTCTTTTTTCTTCCCATAATATTCACATTGATTGATAACCTTGTGCTCCACATAGATCTTCCTCTCGATGCACCAGGAGCCATTGATGCAATTTCTCTGGTATAGACAATCCTTGCATATCAT